CTGTCGGCCGACGCCGACCGGGGCGATCAGGACACGCCGGTGTTCACGGGCGACGGGGTCGTGGCCGATCCGATCTCCGCGAACGAGGGGAAGACCTACACGCACGAGGGCAACACCTTCCGGATGCACAACTGCGTCGGCCAGCCGCCGGTCATGGCCGAGGACTACAAGAAGGTCGAGATCGGCGTGCTGGTGCCGCACCCGGGGACGGAGGAGCAGACGGTCGCGCAGGGGGAGATCGCAGGCCCCCTCGACGCCCACTACTACAAGGGGCCCGGGTCGCGGCAGGGCGGGGAGCGCGAGTACGTCGCGCATGTCTGGTCGGTCGATCTGCAGAACGTGGCGCTGGGCGGGGACGCAGCCCCCCATGTCGCCTACAGCCTTTCCCCCGGACGTAAAGGATGCGGTGATCAGACCAAGGATGATCTCTATGTGGCACAGCAGGACACATCGCGCACCCTTACAACCGGATGCGGGTCTGAACCGTCGCATCAAGGCGGTACTGTCATCGTTCAAAATATGGCCGTCCGTCGCCTCACCCCCCGCGAGTGCGAGCGGCTCCAGGGCTTCCCCGACGACTACACCCTCATTCCCTACCGTAAGGCGGAGTCGAGCGACTCCAACCGCTATCGAGCGCTCGGCAACTCCATGGCCGTGCCGGTCATGCAGTGGATCGGAAAGCGCATTGACAAAGTGTGTCGGAGCAGTAACTCTAACGACAGTCAACGAGAGCAAGTCATGAAGCACTGGTCAGCATCGCAGGTCTCCAGCTTCCGCCTCTGTGCGAGGAAGTGGTACTTCAAGAACGTCATGAACCTGCCCGAGCCGGTGACGGCCGCGCTGGAGGACGGCAAGCGCTACGCCGAGGAGTGCGAGGTCTACATGAAGACCGGCTCGACGGCGGGCATGTCGGCCGTCACGCGCGTCGTGGCCGGCATCGGCGACCCGCTGTTCCCGAAGCCCAACCACCGCACCACCCTGGTCGAGTACCCCATCGGGCGCGACACCCGGGTCAAGGGCCTGCTCGACACCGACGCCACCATCCTTGAGGTGGACGGCGTGCCCGGCGTGGGCTTCATGGACGTCTGCTACATGAAGGAAGACCGGCCCATCGTCTGGGACTTCAAGTCCACGAAGGCCAAGAAGTGGGTCAAGACCACCGACGAGCTGCGCCTCGATGTGCAGATGTCCCTGTACGCCAAGGCCACTTCTATCCTGCACGAGCGCCAGTACGGCAAGCCCCCGTCCCTCGTCGGCGTCGGCCACGTTGCCATGCTCAAGCCCCCCGAGGCCCCCGAGGCCGTCGTCGTCGGGCCGGCGTGGATGGACCTCGATGAGATTGAAACGCAGTGGACGGGCATTCAGAACACAGTTCGTTCGATGCAAGAGGTTGCAGAACTTCCGTCCCCTGATAGAGTTACTCCCACATGGTCGGCATGCAAGGCGTTCGGGGGTTGCCCCCACGCCGACAAGTGTTCGGCCATGCGTTCCATGTCAACCCCCAACACCAACAGTCAAGAAGGAACCAACATGACTCTCCTCGAAAAGCTCGCCGCCCAGCAGAAGGCCACCAACACCACCGCCGCCACCGTCGCCGCGGCCCCCGCCGTCGTGGCCACCACCGACGACATCGCCGCCAAGCTGCGCGCGAAGCTGTCCTCGCCCGGCCAGGTCAACCCCCCGGACGCGGCCAGCGCCACCATGGACGCCGGCCTGGCTGCGGCCATCAAGGCCAAGGTCGGCCTGCCCGTCGAGGAGGACGCCCCTGTCCACACCGTGCAGGAGTTCCCCACGCTGAACACGCCGGCCTCGGCCCGTCGCCCCCGCAACGCCGAGCCCCGCCTCAAGGCGCTGGGCTACAGCCCCACCGACATCGCGGCCATGAGCAACACGCAGATGCACGAGGTGCTGGACAGCGGCGTGCGCAAGACGTTCGCGCCCGAGCCCGTCGTGGCCGCGGCCCCCAAGCGCACCACTGCCAAGCCGAAGGACGGCGACATCGACATCGACCTCAACAGCAACGAGGCGCTGGAGATGGGTCTGGAGCTGGGCTACACCGAGCACGAGCTCAACACCATGTCCGACGACACGCTGCGCGACATCCTGCTGCACGCCCGGCGCAAGGTCGTGGAGCCCGCGCCCGCCCCGGTGGTCAAGGCCAAGCCTGCGCCCGCACCGGCCCCCGCGCCGGCGCCGGTCGTGGCCCCCGTCGCCGCGCCCATGGACGAGCAGGTCGAGACCGCGGAGCGCGCCGACCGCGGCCCGCTGATGCTGTTTGTGGACTGCCGCCCGGCCAAGGGCTTCGATGACGCCGTCGAGCTGACCGAGTACCTCGCCCCCATGATGCAGATGGTGTGCGAGAAGAAGAAGGTTGAGCACTACAGCCTGCCCGCGTACAACGAGGGCGAGAAACTGGTCGCCGCGCTGCTGCTCATGAACCCCCCGGCCGGGCTCATCCTCGTGGACAGCAGCCTGCCCATCAGCCGCTGGGCCATGGAGGTTCTGCTGCCCCTCGCCAAGCTGGTCGTCCGGGGTGTGCGATGATCAAGTCGAACCTGCGCGACCTGCTGACCAGCGGGGAGAACAGGCACACGCAGCAGAAGGCCAGCAACATCCGCGAGGCCTTCCGGGCGTTCGTCCAGGCGCGGACGATGACCCTCGACACGTTCGCCACGTTCGCAGAGGTGCTGGAGCAGAACACCGTGCCGCTGGCGTTCCGCAGCGAAATCCTTCCCGTGCTGCTGGAAGGCGCGAAGCTGGGCCAGATGCGCGACGCTGCCGAGGTGGCGCGCGACCGGGCCATGGTTCGACTCAGCCTCGACTACGATTGGGCTGAGACCCCCGAGGAGCCTACCCCGCAGGTGCCGCTGTTCCGCACCGGCCTCGACGGGCTGGCGGCGCGCGAGTCCACCGGGTTCGGCGAGGCGCCGGCGCGCTACACCCAGCGCCCGGACGGCCGCGAGACCATCGACCACATCCGGGACATGCTGGGCGACCAGCGGTTCTTGGCGTACTGCGAGGGCAACGTCCTCAAGTACCGCGACCGCGCCGGCGCCAAGGGGGACGCCAAGGGCGATGCGGAGAAGGCGAAGTGGTACGAGGAGATGGTGCGCCACCTCAAGAACCCCGGCGCCAACCCCGACCCGCGCACGTACCGCAAGACCGGCAGCACCAGCTATGCCCGGTGAGCGGTTCCACAACGCCATGTCCTCCCTGACGCTGGCCTTCGGGCTTGGCTGTCTGCTGGTGGGCATGGGCCTCGGCGGCGCCATCATGCTGTGGCTGCACCTGTGAGCTTTGACCCGCGCGCCGCGCTCGCCAGGCAGCAGGAGTACGAGGCGCTCCGCGTAGCGGCCTCGCCGTCCGACCATGCCTCGGAGACTGCGCGGGTCATGGCTCTGCCGTCCTGCACCGACACGCCCCCTGACCTGACCGAGCGCTATCGGTCGGCGACGGGGGCGTGGTCGTTGCGCCCCATCCAAAGCAGCGGCCTGTGGCATGCTGAGCGCACCGGCGGCCTCATCGGCCCCGTGGGCGTCGGCGGCGGCAAAGGCCTGCTGACCATGCTTTTGCCGCACGCACTGCGCTCCCGGCGCCCGCTGCTCCTGCTCCCAGCGAACCTGCTGGAGACCTTCCACATGGAGTACCGGAAGTTCAAGCCGCACTTCAACGTGGCAACGAACCTCAAAGTGCTGACGTACTCGGCCCTGTCGGTGGCGTCCGGCGCCGACTTCCTCAACCGCTACCAGCCCGACCTCATCATCGGGGACGAAGCGCACAACCTGCGCCACCCGGAGAGTACCCGGACAAAGCGCCTGCTGCGCTACTCGCGGGCGTTCCCTGAGACCCGGCACTGCTACCTGTCGGGCACGCTGACGAAGCGCGGCCTGCGGGACTACGCGCACCTGGCGGAGCTGGCCCTCGGGCCGAACGCCCCGCTCCCCCTCGACCTCGGCGAGCTGCTGGCGTGGGCGAACTGCGTCGATGCAGACGGCCGACCCAGCGACGGCGATTGGCGCGTGTTCGCCCCGATGCTGCCCGAGTGGGAAGAGTTCTACGACGAGAACCGCAAGGCCCGCGGGCGCGATGCGTTCATGACCCGGTTCCGCTCCAGCTTCGGCGTGGTGGCCAGCGACGAGTCGCAGCTGGGTGTATCGCTGTACTTCCGCGAGCGCTCCTTGGAGGAGCCCGACGCCATCCGCGAGGCGCGCCTCGACCTGCGCCAGACATGGTGTCGGCCGGACGGCGAGGAGCTGGTCTCTGCCCTGGAGGTCTACCGGGTCGAGTCGCAGATGTCGTCGGGGTTCTACTACGTGTGGGACTGGCCGGACGGCATCGTGGACGAGGAGTGGATGGAGAAGCGCGCGTCGTGGCACAAGGCGGTGCGGCGCCTGCTCAAGCGGAATGACCCGCAGTACGACTCCCCGATGCGCGTGGCGCTCGGCGTGGCGCGCGGCACCCTGCGCGACTCGGAGGCCGCGGAGGCCTACGTGGCGTGGTGCGGCGTGAAAGACCGGCCGCGCCCCCCGACGCGCGCGGTGTGGCTCAGCGACTTCTTGGTGCGCTGGGCGGGCGAGTGGGCGCTGGAGCGGCTGGCCAAGAAGGAGCCGGGCATCGTCTGGTACGAACACACCGCGCTCGGGGAGGCGCTCGGCGCGCTCGGCCTGCCGGTGTATGGCCCCGGGCGTGACCCGCAGACGGCCCGGGACTCTGTGCTGGCCGCGTCCATCACCGCGCATGGCACCGGCAAGAACCTGCAACGCTTCGCCCACTCGCTTGTAGTGAACTGGCCGTCGTCGGGCACGGTGGTCGAGCAGCTCGTCGGCCGCATGCACCGGCCGGGGCAGCTCGCCGACGAAGTTGTCGTGGAGTACCCGGCCCACACGCCGCAGGCACGCAACGCCCTGCGTCGGTCGCGCACCGACGCTCGGTACATCGAGGCCACTCTGGCCACCGCGCAGAAGGTCAACTACGGAACCTGGACGCACCCCGTGTCCGAGGAAGAAGAATGAGCCGCCCTCGTCACCCCAACCGCATCCACCTCGCCGGCACCCACGGAGAGCTGCACCTGCCGTGGCCCGGCGCGCTCGACAAGTTCGTCATTTACGTGTTCGACCTCGCCGACCTCGAGCTGGTGGAGCAGCACCACTGGTGCATGGGCCGGCACGGCCGGCTCTGCACGCATGTCGGCATCCCCCGGACGACGCTGTACCTGTCGCGGCACCTGCTTGGCGCCACGCGCGAGCAGCGTGTGTGGCACGACAACGGCGACTGCCGAGACCTGCGACGCAAAAATCTTCGCGTCGAGATGGTTGACAGACGGACGCCGCGCCCTTAGAGTTACAACACCGAGGGCGACCTCGGCAGCAAGACCAACCATCAACCACAGTGAGAACGACAATGGGACTCTTCAAGAACCTCAAGGACGCCACCTACACCAAGCGCGGCACCTACATGGAGCCGAACGCCCGCTACGTGCTGGAGCTGCTCCAGCTTGAGACCGGCACCACGTTTGGCGGCGACGAGCACTTCATCGCCAGCTTCAAGATCATCGAGACCAGCGCTGAGTCGCAGCGCCCCGGCGACGAGGTCAACTACTACTGCGGCAACTACGGCAAGGGCAAGGCCAACTTCCTCGGCAACGTCAAGAAGGTCTTCGTCGCGCTGTACGGCACGATGAACGGCTCGCCCGTGAATCCGTCCGACATCGGCGAGGCCGAGGCCGAGGCGCTCATGCTGGCGCACCCGACCATCACCGGCGCGCTGCCGGGCACCGCTGCCAAGGGCGTGCGCGTCGAGGCCCGCACCAAGGGCACCAAGACCAAGGCCGGCAACGACTTCACCGTCATCGAGTTCTTCCCGGTCATCTGACCGAGTAGGCTTCGCCCCGGTATGCGCAGTGCAGGTGCGCATACCGGGGCGTCGTCTTTTTGTAGGAGAGAGTAACTCAATGAGCCAGCCGCTGTTCGTGTTCGACACCGAAACGCACCTCATCCGGCCAGGCCTGCTGGCCCCGCCGCTGGTGTGCGTCAGCTACGTCGCCGCCGATTCCATGCCTGTACCGAGCGACGGGCCGTTTCCGGACAACCACCCCCGTGGCGTGCTGCTGAACGCCGAGCCCGGCGCCGCTGCGCTGGAAGCCGTGCTGCAGCTGCCCGAGTATCGCCTCGTCGGGCACAACATCGCCTACGACATGGCGGTGCTGGCGGCGTACCGGCCGAGCCTGCTGCCGCTCATCTTCGACGCGTACGACCAGGGCCGCGTGTCCGACACCGGCATCCGCGAGAAGCTCATCCGCCTGAGCCTGGGCGACTTCACCACCGACATGTCCTCGGGGTCGAAGCGCCAGACGAAGTTCTCCATGGCGGCCATCTTCGACAAGCGGTTCAAGATTGACCTGTCCGAGGACAAGAACAACCCCGACGCGTGGCGGCTGCGCTACCACGAGCTGGACGGCATCCCCGTGGCGCAGTGGCCCGCGGAGGCCCGCGACTACGCCATCGGTGACGCCGAGCGTACCTACCTGCTGTGGTGCGCCCAGTGCAGCGACGCGGCGTTTGCGCAGGTGGTCGACGCCTCGACGGGCCTCGTCATCAACGAGCAGGAGCAGGCCGCTGCGGCCTTCTGCCTGCACCTCATGGGCGTGTGGGGTGTCCGCACCGACCACACCACGGTCGAGGAGCTGGCGGCCCGGCTGGAGAACAACGTGAAGGCCGTGCGGGATGCGCTCACCGACCCCGAGGTGGCGCTGTTCCGCGCGAAGGATGGCAGCAAGGATGTCAAGCGCCTGCGCACGATGATTGAGGAGGCCTACGTTGGCGCCGGGCGCACGCCCCCTACCACGGAGAAGGGTGGCATCTCCACCGCGAAGGAAACGCTTCTGGCGGCCCCTGCGGAGGGGCAGCAGCGCGTGCTCGATGGCGTGCCCGTCCTTCAGGCGCTGGCGTCCATCAGCGCGGACGAGCACAACCACGCCACGTACATCCCCGCCTTCCGGCACGGTGTCTCGGTGCCCATCAACTGCGGGTGGAACGTCCTCGTGGAGTCCGGCCGGACGAGCGCGTGGGGGCCGAACTGGCAGAACCTGCCACGGGTCGGCGGATACCGGGAGTGCGTGGTGCCGCGCCCCGGGTGGATGTTCATCAATGCCGACTACTCGACCATCGAACTCTGCGCGCTCGCGCAGGTCTGCCTCGACCAGTTCGGGTACAGCGAGATGGCCCGCGCGCTGCAAGCCGGGCGCGACCTGCATCTGGAGATGGCGGCCGACCTGCTGAACATCACCTACGAGCAGGCCTACGAGCGCCGCAAGACCCCCGAGGTGAAGGACGCCCGGCAGATGTCGAAGGCGCTCAACTTCGGATTCCCCGGTGGCCTCGGGCCTGAGACCCTGTGTACCTGGGCGTGGGCCACCTACCGCGTCAAGTTTGGCGACACGCCGGAGGAGGCCACCATCGCAGCCCGCGGGTACAAGAACCGCTGGCTGTCTCGCTGGCCCGAGATGCGCGAGTTCTTCGCCATGGTGTCCATGGCGGCAGCTGCGGGCGGCGGGCAGTACACGCTGGTGCAGCCCCGGTCGGGCCGGCTGCGCGGCGGCGCTGGGTACTGCGACGGATGCAACAGCCACTTTCAGGGCCTCGCCGCGGACGGCGCCAAGGCGGCCATGTTCTACATCTCGCAGGAGTGCTACACCGGCCGGAGCGCGCTCTGGACGGGCAAGGGCACGAGCCCGCTGTACGGCTCGCGGCTGACCATGTTCATCCACGACGAGTTCATCGGCGAGGCCCCCGAGGAGCAAGCCGCTGCGGCAGCGGAGCGGCTCTCGGAGGTCATGGCGGCGGGCATGAAGCTGTACCTGCCGGACATCCCCATCAAGTGTGCGCCGGTGCTGATGCGCCGGTGGTACAAGGAGGCAGAAGAAGTGCGCAACGAAGCTGGCACGTTGGTGCCTTGGGAACCGAAGGAGACGAAATGAAGCCATGACCGCCGATGCCCTTGAGCGGCAGCGCCTCGTGGACATCCCCCGCGCGTGCGAATAGCAGGTCGCATGGACACTTCCCACTCCAGCCTCAAGTGCCTGCTCGACCTGTGGGCGCACCTGCGCGCGGCGCACCATGTCTACTGGACGCTGCACTGGCAGTCGCGCGGGCCTACCGCGTACGCCGACCACCTCCTCTTTGAGCGCCTGTACGAAGCGCGCGTCGAGGAGATTGACGGCCTGGCTGAGATCATCGCCGGCGAGTACGGCAGCGACAAGCTGGAGCCGGTGGCGGCGTGGGCCGCGGCGTCGGACATCATCAGCAAGCTGGTGCACTGCGATACGCCCGTCATGGTGGCGACCATGGTGCTGGCGTCCGTGGAGGAGTGCAACGCCGACTGCGCCAAGGGCTGCTACCCGGCGTCCACGCAGAACTTCATCGCTGGGGTAGGCACCTCGCACCTGAGCGCGCTGTACCTGCTCCAGCAGCGGTTCGGCCGCGCTACTTCTTCTTCGAAGAAGTAGACTTCCCGGCCTTGTTGAGCGCGATGGCGACGGCCTGCTTCTGCGGCACGCCGGCCTTGATCTCGGTGCGGATGTTTGCGCTGATGGTCTTCTGGCTGCTGCCGGACTTGAGAGGCATGGGGGCTCCTACTTGTAGGGGGTGTAGTTGACGCCGTCCCGGGTGGTCAGCGCCTGCTGGCACTTCGACCCGACGCGGTACGGCTGGCCGAGCGAGAGGTGAATCCAGGTGTACGGGCCGCGGCGCCCTTCAAGGATGACCTGTCCGTAGTGCAGGCCTGAGTCGCGTACGACCCACGCCATCACATCTTCCAGCTTCGCGCCAGGGCAGTGGAAGTCGACGGCCTCGCCCTTGAGATGCTGGCTCGCCTTGGCGCCTTTCACCCGGGCGTTCTCGGTGGGGCCGCGGAATCCGCTGTGGACGGCGACGGGGCCGAACTGCGCGCGCACCGGCTCCAGCAGGGTCGCGCACAGCGCCGTCAGGCTGGCCAGATACGGCTCGGCCTCGGCGCGGTTGGTGGCATCGCTGCCGGTAAGTTCGGCAAGGGTGAAGTGCGGGCTGAGGTTCATGCTGGTCCCTGATTCTGGCTTTTAGTCCCGAAGAAGTAGGCAAATACCATCAAGCACGTATCCTTGACGAATCCGACGATCTCGGCGCGCTCGCCGTCGCGAAGGAGCATGACGTCAGGCCCTGCGATCAACAAGTCGCAGACGTAAACGGCAACAAGAACCGCGACCATCGAGGTCGCAAAGTAGGTCAGCGCCTCGATGATCGACTTGCTTGCGCCGAACACCCGAGACACCAGATACTGAATCGCAACGACTACCGCGAGCCCGGCCACGATAGCGATCATAGTGCCCGCTGGGGAGCCGTACAGAGACAGGTACGATGCCCCAAACATCAGCGCGCCGTGAGCTGGGCACGCTCTGCGCTTGCAAGCTTGCTCTGCGCTTCAAGCATCAAGAAAAGGCGGTCGATAGTCGAGTCAGGCATCGCGTTAGCTCCGTGGTGAGACACGCTAACACATTACGTCTACTGCGAAATCACGGCATCAAACATGACACCATCAACCGTGTAGAGCACGATTCGACCGGGTAGCAGCTCCGCTTGAATCTGATCGGCAGTCAGCAGGCCCTCGTGGAGGATGGCCGCCGCGTGAGGGTCGGACACGCGGACGTAGTCGATGTCCCACCCCTCGGCGAGCAGGGCGCGAAGCATCTCCACAGCGGCCGAACTCACGCGACCGCCGGGAGCATCATGGCGTTGGCGACGTTGGCCGTGTCGACCGACACATAGTGGTACAAGTCGGTCGAGCCGGTGCGCAGCCAGCGCCCGCTGATGACGTTGCCGGCACGGTAGATGCCCCGGAGCGTCCCGAGGCGCGTGCCCGTGTTTGCTCCATTGCTTCCGATGTTGCGGCCAAAGTCCATCGCATCTCCGATGTACGCGCCGAGGCTGTCCTGCGTTTCCGGGATGGTGCCGCCGCCCGAGCTGTAGACCGTGCGGGTGCCACAACTCCACACAGTCGACGTGTTGGGCTGGAACACGGCACAGTGCAGGTTATTGGCCGCGATGTTGTAGCTCCACATGGCATTGACACTGGACAACCACGTGGCCGACACGGCCGCCGTCGCGCCGCTGACGCACATGCCGTAGATGCGTCCATCGGTCTCGGAGCAAACCGATGTGTCGTTGCTGTAGGGCTGGAGAATGGCTCCGGCGTAGAACCACGCGTGCGAGGTCGAGTTGTTGATGGTCGTGACCAGAATGGTTTCCTGGCTGACGTACACGCGAACGATGGTTGTGACCGCCATGGTGGTGAGGCTGGCCCGGTAGTAGCCCGACCACTGGCCCGAGGTCATCGGAAGCGCGGCGTCCCAGCTGTTGTAGCTGCCGCCGTTCTTGTTGATTCCCACATGCAACGTCGCGTTGAAGGCGGTGTCCGGACTGAGCATCGTGGGCGTGGTGGGCGTGCCGACCAGCGCGCGCCCGGCGATGAGGACAACGGGTGTGACACCGAGTCCAGACGCGGCCGGGGGCTCGCAGGTCAGCGCCTGCGTCAGCGTGCTGACCACCCGCTTGGTGACCGTCCAGACATGCGTCGAGGGCTTCGCGATGCCTCGGTAGTCGTTGGCCGCAGTCAGCGCGTTGTAGATGGCGTCGTTCATGGACTCGACGGTGGCGCCGGTCGGAGAGACATCGGCACAACGCACAAAGGTCAACGCGGGGACAGGGTATGCCATGGACTATGGCCCTCCGATGGTGCCACTGGAGGTGACGATGAGCGCGGGGTTGCTGGCCTGGTCAATCTTGAAGCCGGCCTCCGGGATGCGCGAGGCGGCCACGTACACGGTCAGCGCCACCCAGCCGAGACCGCTGCCGGAGTTGCCCAGCACGTAGCCGGTGGGGGGCGCGCCGAGGTTGAGGATGCTGCGGCCGGTGGAGGAACTCGGCGTAACCGCCAGCGTCGTCGTCCCCGTCGCGTACAGCATGTCGCCCGCGGTGTACGAGGTCAGCCCGGTGCCCCCCTTCCCCACGGCGATGGTCGTTCCGCTCCATGTCCCGGAGGAGATGGTGCCGAGCGTGGTGATGCTGGTCGAGCCGGCCCACGTACCGGCCACCACCGCAGCCAGCGTGGCGCTGTAGCCCTGCACGCCACCCACGCTGTCGATGGCGTAGTACGCCGCGGCGCCGGAGCCATTGAAGCCCGCGAGGCGGCTGGCAATACCGGTGTGGCCGCTGCTGAGCCAGGCGAGGTTCGATAGGGTCGTGTGGTCACTGCTGCCACCGCCGGCCGCGGCCCACTTGAGCCCCGTCGTGGTCGAGCTGTCGGCGGTCAGGACGTAGCCGTTCGTGCCCACGGGCAGCCGGGCGTTGCTTGTGCTGAACGTGTACAGGTCGCCCTTCGTCGTCAACGGCGATGCGTTCGCGGCGTCACCCGCGATGCGGGCATCCACCTCGATGGCCAGTTGTGCTTGAAGGGCGTACCGCATGACTCCTCAGTCGAAGTCTACCGTAACCTGCACATCGTGGGTGGTGCTGCCCGTGTTGCACACCTGCTTCAGCGAGATGTCGTCCCCGTACGTGAAGGACTCCGCGCCGGTGCCGGTCGCCGAGGCGGTGCTGTTCGTGAGCGACACCGTCAGCCCCGTGTCCACCCCGTTGCGCTGCAGCGTCCAGGTGTCCGTGACGCCCGCGCCAGGCCCGGTCGTGACGCGGACGTTGATGGCTCGCGCCGTGCAGCTACGGCTCGCCCGCGCGTACTGCGGCGTCGTGCTGGGCGCGCCGGCGTTGCGGTACAGGTATCGGGTGCCGATCGGCGCGTTGCCATCATGGCCCCAGTCCAGCTCCAGCGTGTCCTGCCGGCGCGGGGATGTGGGGAACATGATGGAGCCCATCACTTCCTCTTGGTGTGCAGGAGGAGCTTGACGAACGCGGTGACAACCGGGCCGTCGATGGCGTCAATCGCCACGCCGGCCGGGCCCATCTGATCCCACGGCAGCAGGGCGTCCACGACCGCGACGACCTGCTCCACGACCTCATCCTGCGTGTGCCCGGCCTCAGTCAGCGTCTTGGCCAGCTCGCGCAGGGCCTTGACGTCAAGGTGGTGGAGGACGTTGACGAGGTTCGGCTTCACTGCGGCTCCGGCTCGGTGCTGGGGACGGGCACCACGACGATGTCCGCCGGAGTGGGGTCAGCGCCCGCATCGGCCGTGACGGTCACAGTCGCCGTGCCGGTGGGGCCGGCGGGCGTGGTCTCGATGACCATGCCGCCCGGAAAATGGACGTTGGCGCCCAGACCAAGCAGGCCAAAGAGGCCCAAGATGATGACCAGCGCAAACACGCGGAACTCGTTGCGGATGCCCTTGAGATTGCTCTCAAAACTTTCGCGCAACTCGCGGCGCTCGACGGTCGCTTGGTCAGCCTGCCGCTTGAGCAGGTCGAGGAGCAGCTTCTCAGTGCTTTCCGGCATGACTACCCCATCACCTGATACCAGACTTCGTATTCGAACGTGTCGCCAGCGTCGGCATCGAGGCTAAGGTACACGCGCCCGTTGGCATCCGTGTAGAACGGCTGGTTGATGTCCGTCGCCGCGTACAGCGTCGCGGCAGCCGTCGAGGTGCCGCGGAAGAACTGGGTGATGGCATCGGCCGTGAAGCCGCTGACGTTGCCCAGGCGGGCCTGATGCGCCGTCGCCGACGCACCGGTCTTCCGCTTCACCTTGACCGACAGCAGGGAGAGCTTGATGGCCTTGCCCTGCGAGGACAGCTGCAGCGTCGTCTGCGCGTTTCCGGCAACCGCGGTGCCACCGATGTTGGTGACGCGGTCACAGAGCGGAGAGGTCATCATGGGCTACCACCCGGCCGCGACGACGCGGTAGACCAGACGGATGCGGATGGGGCTGTCGCCCGTGGTCAGCTCGCTGGCACCCACGTTGTGGATCACCATGGGCTGGTTGTCCGCGACCGTCTTCGCCACAGGCGCGCCGGTGCTGATCTTCTCGATGCCGACCGCGGTGGACACGGTGGCGGCGAGGAAGCCCGTCGCAGGGATGGGCTCGGACGCCGCAGCGCCCGTGCCGTCCTTGTACTTGAGCTGCAGGTTGTTCGCGCCGACGTAGGCGGCGGTGCCGTAGGACAGGTACGCACCACCCTCGACCAGCTCGATGACGTTGCCGACGCCGGGCGCGGGGATGAGCGTGATGGGGGTGGCGCGCAGCAGGATGATCTGAGCGGGCGAGAGCGTGACGTTGACCGAGGTGAGACCCACGGCCTCCACCGGGCTGTTCACGAACGAGCCGAGGTACGGCATGTCGAACTCGATGGAGCCATCGGTGGCATCCACCTTGGTCACGATGCCGACCATCTGGGCGGAGGTCGCAGGCGCGGTGTAGGTGTACGCGCCGGCCGCGACGTCCAGATAGACCGCATCGCCCACGGTCTTGCCGCTGGTATTGAGGCCGGTCACCTTGGCGCCAGGGCGCACGGTGCAGGAGTTGTCGTTGGCGACGTCCGTCATCACGACGCCGGTGGCGTAGTGGGCGACCACGCCGGGCGAGCCCGCGACGGCCTTGGAGACTTTCCACCGGCCGGTGGTAGTGTCCCATCCGGACACGTAGACCAGCGTGCCCTTCGTGAGCGTGCCACCGGTCTTGTTGATGGCGGCGATGCCGAAGTGCTTGCTGGCGATTTCGCCGAAACGGATGAGCTTGCCAAGAATCCACGGACCCATATGCGACCTCTGGTGCGAGTAGGAGACTACTGGGGCGCGCCCGGATAGTCAAGCTGCAGGACGAACTTCTCATCCTCTTCCGGCGATACTCCCTGCTGGAGCATCCGCTGGTAGACCGGAGCGAACCGGTAGTACGCGCCGAGCCCGGACTTCTCCGCAGGGATGCCGGCCAGAGCGCGCTTCGATGCCCAGTACCACAGCACGAAGGACTCCGAGGTGTCCTGCGACAGACCTTTCTGTGCGTGGCGCACGACGCTGTTCGACATCCGTTCGAACTCGCCCGGTCCTTCGTTGTAATACGCATCCAGAGCGTCGAGCGACAACGTCGGGATGTCGTTTCCGCGCACTTCGAAGAATGGCTGCCACGGGTTGGCGGGCTTTTCGACGGGCGCAGCAACGGGCGGCGTGGGCATGGGCGTGCCGGGCGGGTACGCCGGCTGGCCGGTGAGGCGCGCAGCGTCCGTGGGCAGGAGCGGCCGGGCCTTCTTGACTTCCTCGGTGACAGCCTGGATGCGCTGGTCTGCCTGGTAGTCCTGCCGGCGCTGCTGCGCGTACAGGGAGTACACGTTCGACTTCTGCCCGGTGGTCATCGCCAGAACGTCCCACTTCCACTGGTCGTCCGCCGTGCCGAGCGCCGGCGTAGCCGTGGCGAGGCGGTAGACGTTCTCCGTCGTGCCCGCCGCGTTCACGAACGGCATGACGTTCGCCAGCTCCAAGACGGCCGCGGTGAAGGCCGGCATGTAGTACCGCTTGGCCTCGGTGGCAGACAGGCCGCCACCCTCGCCCTCCACGGTGACCGGCAGGCCCGACGCGGCGACCGCGCCACCGAAGCGGTTGAGCACCTCGCCAACGCCGGTAGGCAGCGAGGCGTTGTGCTTCGCCATCTCCTCCGCGTCCATGGCCCCCATGGCGCCGGACACCACGGCGACGAAGTACGGGTTGCGGGTGGGGTCGCCTACGATCTTCGGGAACGCGGCCTTGAAGCGCTCCGCGGCGCCCGGGTCGTGATTGACGAGCGCAGGGTACGCGTTCAGCAGCGCCACAGCAGCGTTGACGCCGTAGTTAAGGCCTTCAAGGTTCGCGTCCCCGGGGAGGACGACGGCGCGGTACTCATCGAACGGGTCGCCGCGCCGGCCTTCGCCGGGGCTGTACAGGCGGAAGTTGTCCGTGGTGCGCGGCACATGCGCGAACACCGAGACCCGGTCCCACACGTAGCTGGGCAGCATGGCCTGCAGGGGGTTGTCCGACCAGTACTGAATCTGGAGGTTCTCAAGGCCCTGCAGGTTCTGGCCCCACCCGCCCTCGCGGATCATCTTGAAAATCTGGTCGTCGGTCAGGCCCTTCGGGAACTGAGCGCTGGGCGCGCGCAGCTTGGCCATCGCCTCCAAGTACATCGGGTACTGCTTCTCGCCCTCGGGACGGTCGAGGTCGTCCAGCTGCATGGCATCGGTGTCGAAGCCGGTGGGCGGCATGTTGTTGGTGATGTACGCCGTGGCCGCCTTGGCTGCGATCTTCTTGCCCTCGTACATGAGCCGCACGCGGCGGAGGCCGCCAGGGCGCAGGACGTCCGTCATGGCGCGGCGGGCGTTGTTCTTCTGGTACGCCCAGAACGGGTTGAAGAACTGCCACATGTCGCGTTCGATGGGGTGCAGCGTGTGCTTGTAGTCGTACAGCGCGCCGACCGCCATCTCCGCAGCGCGCTCCGGCTCGTAGCCCATGTCGATGAGCGTCAGCGCCAGACCGACGCGGCGCCGCAGGGCGATGAAGTTGGAGATGTCGGTGATCTGCTGGTTGTTGGCAGCGAACGCCTCTGCCGCGCGAACCGCGCCGCCCTTCGCCACATTCGCCACCTTCTGCCCGACCGACGTCGCATCCACCACAGCGCCTTCGGGGCCGCGGAGGTTGCGGCGCGCTTCCATGGCGCGCAGCGTGTCGGCAACGTCCGTTGCGCCCTGCGACTCCATGACGCCTTTGCGGTAGAAAATCTTGTTCAGAGCGACGTTGTCGAACTCTCGACCGTCCTTCGTGACGAACGTGCCGGTCATGTCCAGCACGCCCGTGGTGGGCTTGCCGAACGCGCCGAACGCCAGCACCTTGTCGAGCTCCTCCAGCGTCCGGCTGTACTTCCACTTCTTGCTGAACAGCGTGTTGATGACGTCGCCGGTCAGGCCCACGCCGCGGCTGATGAGACCCGTGCCCATCGCCATGCTGTGCAACGTCGTCTGCGCAGCCATGCGCATGGCCACATCGAGGCCGATGTGCGAGCCGACCTGCTCGATGTCCGAGAACATGTTGACCCAGTGGTACCACGGACGCATGGAGATGTAGCCGGCCGTCAGCGCGCGCTTCCAGGACTTGAGGAAGACCTTGCCGCCCTCGGCCATGTCCTGCGTGCCGGTGACTTCTTGTAGGCGGGCATCCATGAGGTCGCGCACGGCGCGCGGGACGTATGCCTTGCTCTCAGCCAACGTGCGGTTGTAGTCGCTGACGAACGTTCCGATGGTCTCAAAGGGCTTCTGCTGCGACACCGGCACACCCGGCCGCGGACGCATCTCCCCGATTTTCAGCTCGGGCACGTAGTTGAGCGGATTGTCGATGGCGTTCATCACAATCTGCAGGCCCTCGTCGGACAGCACGCCGTCCGCCGCGTACTCCGCGGCCTTCGCTGCGGAATCCGCGCTGATCGTAGCGCCGATGCCGATGCCCTGCAGGACGCCGGACTGCTCCGCGCCCAGCAGCGCGGCGCTCTGCGTGAACAGCGCATCGCCCTCAAGCCGGTCGCGCACCTTCGCACCCGGCAGGACGCGCGACTCTGCGTACAGGTCGTCCGCCACCTGCTGCGCGGTCTTCCCGGCACCGCCGCGGATGACGCCCAGAAGATGTTTCATCTGGTCTTCTGTCAGCGAGGCTTCGCCCTTCTTGATGGTGATGTACGATTGGGCGACGGCACGCTGCTGCTCCTCCAGCGAGCCGTTCTTCAGCGAGTCCTGCGCGTACGTCCAGAGGACGGGGTCGGCGGGGTTGTCGAGGATGGTGGCGATGGGGTTCTCGCCCTTGTTGAGCGCACTGGCCAGCGCTTTGTTGACCAGAGACATCTCGCCATCGACGCCTTCCACGATGCGCCGGGCTTCCGGCAGCAGCGAGCGCATGGCCCGGTCGCGGTTGCTGGCGAACAGCAGGTCGCGGACGCTGTTGACGAACGTCTTCATCTGCTGGACGTAGCCGCCGGTCGCCTTCTGCTTGTACTGGCGCAGGACTTCCACCTGCCGCTGCAGGCTCTCCCGGCCGCCGTAGCCGCCGAGCATGACCGACTTCGACTTCTCGGTGTTCGCCGTCAGCTGGTCGAACACGGCCTGCAGCTTCGGGTCGACGTTGTCCACCGCGCCGTTCTCGTACAGCACGCGGAGCGACTCGCTGATGTCCTTGTAGGCCTCGTCCAGGCTGGCCTTGCCGGTCTGGCGGCTGTTGGCAAGGAACGCCGTGAACTGCTTGGCGAAGGCCTCGGACTGCGTGCGCGTCCACTGCCCGTCCACCACGCCGAGGGCGTCCTCGACCTCCTTCTGCGTGGCCGGAGGGAGGATGGTGCGGAGGAACTCCGCGGGGGCTTTGACAAGGTCGCCCGAGTTTGCAGAGTGCAAGAACGTGATCAGCGTGTTCGTGCCATCGTACACGGCCGGGGCGTTCTGCATCTCCTGCGTGACGCGCGCGTAGTACGCGTCCGTCGTCGGGAACTCTTCCGGCGCGGTCTGATTCAGATGGTCGGCCAGCACCTCGTGCATGCGGAGGCGGGCATCCACCCGGCGCGGGTCTTCGCCCAGGCGGGCGGACACATCGCGGGCCTGCTTTTCAAAGCGAGCGCGGGCCGGGGTGACGGGGTTGACGCGCTCCGGGGGCGGCTTGCGCCGGTAGGCCTCGCGGGCCTTGATGCTCTCCTCGTGGGCCTTGACCTCTTCGGTCAGCGGCTGGCGCGCGGCCTGCGCCTCGCCGAGCGCGGCCTCGACACCGCTCTGCACATCCGTGAGCGCGGAGCGCGTGGCGGACACGCCGTCGTACGCGGCTTCGGCTTCGGAGAGGGCCCGTTCCGCTTCGGTGATGCGCGTGCCGAGGGTGCCCTTCTTCTGGGCAGCGGTGGCGGCGGTGCGTGCGCGGCGAGCCTTCTCCAGCTCGTTGCGCGCCGTGGCCGCGCGAGCCTCGGCGTTGTCGAGGTCAGCCTGCGTGTACTTTGGCGCGGCAGGAGCGGGCGCGGCCTCGGCGGCCTCGGCGGCCTTGAGCGCCTCGGGAGGAAGCCCGACCTCTTCCGGCAGCGGCGTGGCCAAACCGCTGTACGAACGGCGCAGGGACGCTTCCGCCTCTGCCTTGGCAGCGGCATCGCTCAGGTCGCTGGGCTTGAAGTAGTAGTGCTCGGCCGTCGTCGGCAGCGGGGGGTCGAGCTTGACCATCGCTCCGGCGACCTGCGGCCGGTACGACAGCGTGCGCGCCTCCGGCATGGCGTCTTCCTGCGCCCGCAGCGCGGCCCACTCGGCGTGGGTCATGGGACGCTGGGTGTTGGTGCTCGACAGGTCGTTTGGCTTGCGCCAGACGCGCCCGCGCTCCATGTAGTCGAGCTGCTCGGGAGCGATGGCGACCGGCTCAAACCGCGACTGCAGAATCAGGTTGCGACTGTTCGGCGCGAAGTCGTACGGGCGGATGATGGCCTGACCGTCCTTGAACCCTTCCACGCGCCCGACGAACCGGTCTACCGCAATCGGTTCTCCGTTCGGCGGACGATACGCACCGAGGGCCTGCGCGGCCTCGGGGTTGTTGACCAGCACGAGGTCGTTGAGGCGGACGAGCTTCTCCTCGCCGGCCTTCGCAGCGGGGTCGGAGAAGGGGAGCAGCGAGCGCAGGTAGTTGTTGACCGTGTTGGCAACGGGCGTGTTTCCACCCACGCGCGGCAAGTCGAGCGGTGCGGTCGGCGTGAACTCAATCACCTTGACCGAGTGCGGCACCCCGCTGGCATTGTCCTTGTTCAGCTTTTTTGCAAGCGCGGCGGTGTACTTCTGCGACTCCCCGCCATCTACAGACACCATCAGCGTGAAGGCCTTGGCGTCCGACATCTGCTCCGGCCGTGGCAGGTTGAACTGCTTGGCAAAGTCGTCGGTTTCGGGGCCGACAAGGTACTTTCCGAGCGCGCGGCCTTTTTCGGTGCCGTACTCTCGACCACCTGCGTTGAACAGCAGGTGCGCCTGCTGCTTGGCGCCGAGAGTGGGGCTCGGCGTCCAGGTCGCACTCGGGAGCGAGAACGGCTCGCCGGATGCGGCAAACCACAGGCTGTCGAGGTTGAAGCGCTGCTCGCGCTGCACGGTCTCCAACGCGGCGTTCAGCGAGTCCGCTACGGGAACTTGCTCGGGCGTGAGGTCTCCGTTCTCCGCGGCCTCGGTGATTTTGTCGGTGGTCGTCGTGGGCTTGACCGGGGCGGCCTCGGGCGCGGGCGCGACCTCGGGCGTGGGCGCGACCTCAGGAGTCGGGGGCGGGGCTTCGGGGGCCATGCCCGCGCGAACCTGCGCCAGTTCGTCCTCGGCGGCTTTCAGCTCGGCCTTCTCCTTGGCGAACAGCTTCGTCTTCGGGGACGCGGCCATCTCCTCCATGCTGCGCAGGCGCTCCAGCTCCGCGCGCGCCGCATCGACGCGGGCCTGCGCGCGGTTCATGGCCTCGGTGTAGCGCGCGCCGAGGAAGTCCAGCTCCTTCTGCGCGGACAACCGATACAGCAGTTCGGTGCTGCTGATGGGCGTGGCGCGATTCTGGAAGCGCGCCCGCATGTCCGCGATGACCTGGCGCAGCTCAGGGTTCGACGCTTCCATGTGCGTCAGGATGTCCGTGGACAGCTTCTCGACTGCCGCGGTGTTCTTGCCTTGCACCTGAGCGGCTTTCAACGCTTCGCGGAAGGACTTCGCCGTGACGATGCGCTCCATCTGCGCACCGGTGGCGACGTCCTCGCCGAACACGCGGACAATCTCCGCCTCATCCGGCCGAGGCACAGCAGCCGGGGCAGGAGCGGACGGGAACACCTGCGAGTACGGAACCGAAGGCACGGGCATCGAGCTGGCCTTCTCGGCTTCCACCGTGCGCTCGGCCTCTGCCGTGGCATTGGCATACGCATCTGCGTACTTGCCGGTGGACACGTAGTCCGTGGCCAGCGTGAGCTGGGAAACAAGGGCCGCCGTGTCCCGGCGCGCTTTCAGCATCGGCTCCAGCTCTGCATCCCTGTTGGTCTTCACCGCGTTGGTCAGCGACCGCGCCTCTTCGGGGGTACTGCGCCCTTCCGCGAGGTCTTTCTTGATGGCGGCGTCCTGTGCTTTGTACTTCTCGCGGACGGCCTTGATGTCTTCGTCGTGCTTCGCCAGAACGTCCTGCTGCGCTCGGAGTTCGTCCTCCACGGTCGACAGAGCAGCGGTCGCGTCGTCGGGGTGAATCGTACGCTTCGATGCGTCGGCCTTGGACAGGAACGACTGATTGACGGCGCGAGCGCCCGGCTCTTCCTGCAGGTAGCCGTCACGCCGCATGCGCGCGACGTCGGCCAGCTCTTCGGGGGTGGCGTTGAGCCGCGAGACCTTTGACCGACGCTCCAGCTCTTGCGCGGCATCGAGCAGCGCGTTCTTGGCGTCCATCGTCTTCGACGTCGTAGCGCTCTTGCGCAGGCGCTCCGCGAGCTTCGCGGCGTCCGCGTTCGTGACCTTCTCGCCGATGCGGAGAACCTCTTCGGCGGCCTTGCCTTCCTTGGCGGCCTGCGTCATGGCGCGGCTGGCGCGCGCCACCGTGCCGAGTTCGGCGAACCCGTGGTACACCGCGCCACCCAGCGTCGGCAGGTCGAGCAGCATGTCCCCGACCAGTGCTACGCCGGTGACGGCAACGACGCCCTCCAGGTTGGAGAGACCCACGGCGGAGTGGATGTTCGCGCCTTCGATCATCTCCTTGTACTTCGGCAGATTCTCGGCATCGAGCACGACGCGGTCGAACGCCATCGACTTGTTGTGCAGCGCCCGGAACATGTCGGCATCACCGCCGAGCGCCGAGCGCTCCCACTCCGCTGCGGCCGAGCCGACGACGCCCAGCATGCCAAGCACATGCTCGACGGGGTTGGTGACGCGCACGGACTTGCCGGACGGGGTCACCTCCTTCTTGGGCAGGAAGAACGCAGAGAGGTAGTCGCCGGTGGTCAGCTGGTCGCGGGGGATGTAGTCGCTGTCGTAGACCGGGAACGGCCAGTACCCCGGGCCCTCGGCGCGCAGCGAGGCCAGCCACTTCACGGCCTCCTTGCGGGCCTCGATTTCCTTCTCGGCCCGAGGGTTGATCTGATTCCCCGCAGCGTCGCGCATGGCCCCCTGCGGCCCCTGCACGTACGTGGGCAGCGTGTCCCACCCCTTGTTCACCATGAGCCACTCGGAGGCTTCTTTGATGAACGCGGCGTTGGCCTTGCCCTCATCGAGATGCTGGTTGCGCTCCGCCATGTCGCGGATGTTCGACTTCGCCTGGCGCTGCAACGCCACGCTCTCGGGGAACGCGCTGACCAGCGTGCGGTTGAGGACGTCGAGGCGCTGCGCCTCTTCCTTGTTGATGGCCGCGCGGGCGGCGGCCTCGCGCTCCTGCTGCGCGGCGGTGTCGGCGGCAAGCCGCTTCTTGAGCGCGTCGTCGGGGATGTAAAGATTCGACGTTACGAACGACGCGATGTCGCGGCCCAGCGTCGATTCCTGCGGGTCGAAGCCGGTCTCGCGGAGCGCGGTGATGTGCCGCAGGTCTTCCTCGGCCGCAGCCAGTTCCAGCATGGACGTAAGGCCGACGTTGCCGATGCTGCGCGCCGTTTCCACGCGCTTCTGCGCACGCTGCAAATCGGCCATGGTCGCGCCGGGAATCTTCTCGGCGGCCTTCTCCCGCTCGCTCATGGAGCTGTAGCCGGGACGGTACTCGGGCGTCAGCGTCGGGGCGCGGTAGTCGAGGTTCTCCGTGTACGACTTCAGCTCGGGCTTTGCGGCTTCGGCGGCCCGCGCGGCCTCATCAATGCGCTCGGCCTCCAGGCCTTTGACGGCCTGACCGAAGCTCGTGCCCGCGGGCATGTTGTACGCTTCGGTGCGGCTGACGGGGAACTGCACCGGCTCGGTGCTCGGCGCAGGAGGTGCGGGCATCTGCGCCTTACGGGCGGCGCCCGCGGCCTGGCGCTCGGCCAGAGACATCTTCTGCCAGACCTCGGGGGCGATGGTCGGCGCGGGAGCGGGAGTAACTACGACCGGGGCCGGCGCGGGCTTCGGCATGGGCGGCGGAGCGGCGACGATGGGGGCCGGGGGAGGCTTCGGCGCCATCACGGCCGGGGGCGGCTTTGGCGCAGGCGCGGGCTTCGGAACGGGCGCGGGCTTCGGCGCGGCGGCGCGCTCGGCCATCTTCTTTTCGAGAAGCTGCTCGGCCGTCAGCGGCGTGCTCGGCTCCGGAGTCGAGGTCGCCTTGGCGGCGGTTGCGGCTTTGGCGGCAAGACGGGCGGCGAGTGCTTCTTCGGGCGACATGCCCAAAAGTCTACTACGCGCCGTCCGATGCGGCTACCTTGCGGGCGCGGTCGAGACCGTAGGTACGGTCAGGTCTTCTTTCTTGGCACTCGAGGACAGTACCGCGGCTCGCTGCGAAGACGCCGATGGCAGCTTCTTCGTGGCGGCCGCCGGCTCGTTCAGCACGCTCTCGTAGTCGGACTGCGCCTTGGCGCGCGATGCTGCCAGCGCCTTGTCCGCCACATCCGGCTGTGCCAGCTCCTTACGCAGCGAGATGTCCGCAGCAGTGGGCTCCAGCGTCGCAGCCTTGGCAGCAAACTTCTTCTCCTCGCCGCGCAACTGCGCGTCGCCCTCCGTGTCTGGGTACATGCGCCGCTTCGCCAGCAGGCGCTGGTCGAGGGGAGGCGGCGGAGGGGGCGGCGCCGGAGGCGGGGGATTGGCGTTCCGCTCGTACCCGACAATCGGGGTGGGCGGCGCCGCAGCGGGCTTGGCCAGCACCGCGGACGGCGGCACATAATCCGGCGCCTGCGGCATGCTCTCGTCCACCGCAGTCTCCTGCCGGCGGCGCGATTGCTCCATGGCGTAGGCGTACTCGTCGGCGCGGGCCTTCTCCGCCGCGGTCTGCTTCGTGGGCGTCAGCGTCTGCGCGATGTTCAGCCCGGCCGTGCGGAAGGGGTACTTCTGCGAGGCGTCCAGGTCTTCGGCCCGGCGCGCGATGTTCGCCGCACGGCGGTTGCGGTACTCCTCGACGGCCTGCGCAAACGGCCGCACGCGCTCACGCGTGATGTCCGCGGGAGCGTTCAGCTCGCCCTGGCCCGGAGCCCGCGAGTACGAGTCGGAGGCCTTGTCGTACAGGTAAAGCTGGCCGTTGACCCGCTTGCTGTCGATGGGGTCGCCGGCCCACATCGGCGTGATGCGCCCGTACACCTTCTCCGTGCGCGCCTTGCCCGGCGCGGCAGGAGCCCGCGCCAGAGCGGCCTTGGCCTTCAGCTCAGTGCCGGCGGAATCCGCAGCTGCGGCCTGGATGTCTTCCTCGGCAGCATCTTTGAACGCCGGATTGGCGCGCAGGCGGGCGGCCACCAGCTCGGAGTAGGCCTTGACCTGCGTTTCGGGCTTCAGTTCGATGGGCGCATCGGGCGTGGCAGCGCTGCCCGGCCCGCCGATGAGCATGACCTTGTCGCCGATGCGCCGGTACTTGAAACCGCCCGCGCCTTCGAAGTCCTCGGTGCTGGGCGCAGCGGCAGGAGCGGGGGCGGGCGCGGCGTTCGGAGAGGTCGTGGACACGTTGATGCTGCCCCACTGCGCGGGGGCCTTCATCATGAACGGGTGCGCCTTGTCGGGGCTCATCACGGCCTGCTTCTTCGCCAGCGCCACGGCGCGAACGTCGTCCGGGCCGGGGACGTAGATGCCCACGCCCTTGGTGACCTGCCCCTCGGCGTAGGTCTTGGTGGGGTCGGGCTGCTCGATGTGCCCGACGCTCAGGCCGTTCGACTTCGCCCACTCTTGGAACATCGGACTGGCGATGAGCTGCGCGGCCTGGTCGCGCTCGGACGGAGTCTCCGTCTTCGCCAGCATGGCCTGCCGGTCGGCTTCCAGCTTGTCGTACGCCTCTTTTGACGCGCCCGTCAGTTCGATGGGCTTGTTCAGCTGAGAGGCGGCGGATTGCAGAACCTGTGGGCTGAGTCGGGACTGCAGCGCGTTCAGCTGGCTCGTGTGCGCCTTCTTCCATTCCTCTGCGGCTGCCTGCGCCTCGGGGGCATTGAGATTGGGATTTTGGCGAAGGAATACCTCCAGATCGGGCAGCAGTTCTGCCTGCGCGGAGCGCTGGATGTCCACAACCTCGCCCTGCAGCTTGGCCTGATTGAGCATGTCGATGACGCGACCTACCGGGTAGCCTTCTGTCGCGTTGGTCTGCAGGTACTGCTTGATTTGCTCGTCGTCGTACATGCCGGTCAGCTGCTTGAGCTGCTGCACGTTTCCGTATGCCTGTTGGCCGGAGGGGCTGAAATACCGGCCAACCTCTTCCCAGATCAGATGCGCGATGTCCGGGTCGGTTGCCGGCTTACCTGGATGTGCCAGCAGCACCATGTTAACGCGCGTCATCAGTTGTGGATCGGCGGGCTCTTTCTCCAGCGGGGCCGTGGTCAGGTCTACCAGCGACCGCATCCACTGCGCACCCGTGCCCGTGTTGATGGCCCGGTCAAAGTCCACCATGCCTTTAAGCGCCGCGCGCGTCGTAGAGCCCTGCTCCTTGACGGCGGTGTTGACGATGTTCGCTTTGGCGGCCTCGATGCTCGCCAACGCGCTGAACAGCGACGGGTAGATGGAGTAGTCCGACGTCGTGGAGCGGGCTTCTGCAAAACCTCGTGCCATGGCTATTTCATCCCGGTCGGGGCAGAGCCCGTGTTGGCGTTGAACTTGTTCAGAACGTCGGAGTACCCGCTCCCGCCGCCGCCCTCGCCGCCCCCGCCGCCCACCGACTTGCCGGAGATGCCCGACTGCGCGATGTCGCCCTGTCGCTGCGCGGCCTCGGTGAACTTCTGTCCCTGAGCAGCCAGACGGCTCATGATTTCCGCGCGCTGCTGTCCGGCCATCTGGCTGGAGGCCTGCTCGACGCCGGTGTTGTACTGCGCCGTCGCAGCCTGACGACCGGCCAGAAGCTGTCCGCGCTGCGTGTCGTAGCCACCCGCACGCCCACCGGGCTGCGACGCCTGATAGCGCTGCATCTGCGCCATCTGGTCGGCCATCTGCGCCTGTCCGACGCGGTTCTGTCCGGCGAGCAGCTGGTTGCGCTGGGCCTCGGAGTACCCGAGGTCGCCCCGCTGCATGCGCTGGACATCCGCCTTCATCATCTTGCGCTGCTGCGTGTTCGCATAGCCAAGCTGCCCGATAGCGGAGACGCCGGCATTGACGCCGGCACCTATCAGGTCTGCATAGGGGATCATCGACATCGACAGCTCCTACAGAAGACGGATAACGTCCGCATGACGGACGGACAAACGTACGCGATGCATCGCATCGAAGGTCATGGGCCGGTACGTGCGAGCCAGCGCGCCGCCGTCGAGGTCGAGAGTCTCGCTGCCCGGGTTGTGGGCGACAAAGACGCCCAAGCCGAACGTGTGCCACCCGGCCAGAAGCTGGTCGGTCTTGTCGCCGCTGGAGCCGGCAATGTGCTTCGTGTGGTGCAGGTTCAAGTACCGCGTGAGGCGCTGCTCACGGGCGAACGTGAAGTTCGCGCCGTTGCCGTACTTGTACGGAGCAGGGCCTGCGTTCATGTCGGAGTAGTAGATGGTCTCGGGCAGCATGCGCTGTGTCTGCGGCACCTCGACGCCGTCGATGAACATCTTGACGAAGATGGCCGGAGCTGCGTCCCAAGATTGTCCAGAGGCTGCACCGCGCTGACGCCAGACGTTGGCGAAAACCGATGCGAAGAACACGGCCAGCGAGCAGTCGTACTTCTGGTAGAACGTCAGGTTTGCCCCGGCCACGCCGTAGAACGCGGTGTCCTGCCCGTACGCATCCTGGTAGAAGTCCACAGGCTTGACGGCGCCGTCGCTCTTGGCGTCGCCGACCTGCCATGGGCGGATGTGATGCTGACGCACCTTTGTCCCGGCGGCGATATTGGCGAACTCGATGTGACCGTTGCTGGTCTCGTACAGCGAGATGCCCGCGGTCTCGCTGTATAGGTCGTCGCTGAACTGCAACGGGTCGAAGATGGTGCCATCGGCGGGGGTGTACGGCAGCGTGATGTCAGACAAGCGACACCCCCTTGAGCTGGAACGCGGTAAGGCTGGCCTTCTGCGTGTTCATCTGCACCGACCACGTAGGCGGAGCAACATGGCAGTCGTACGTGGCGCACACCACCTCAATGGCCTTGATGGTTGACGCGTTGGCGTTTCCGGCCAGCAGCACCGCGGTGTCGAACACCCACATCAGCGGGACATCGTCCTCGGTGTTGTTCTGCCCGGCTCCGTACGGCGCCGCGTCAAAATCGGTGGCAGGCCCGTGCAGCCCCCCGGTTTGATTGCGGGGCGTGATGCTGACCTCGGTCTCCGCGATGTACTTCCACGCGTTCGTGGAGTCCTTGTATCGGATGATGAAGTTGCCGGCGACCTTGTTCTCATTCTGGTACGCCACGCCGATGTAACGCACCTGGACGTTGGCCAGCACGACCATGATGCCGGGGTTGCTCGTCAGCGTAAAGTACGCGCCGCCGTTGTCCACGTACAGCGTGTTGCCAGCACCATCCCCGATGGTCTGCCAGCCCGAGGTCGCCCCGTACCCAGCGTACGTGCTGGCCGTGGCGCCAATGCAGGTGGTCTGCGTCGTTGCCGGATTGAGCGTCCTAACCGCCGAAGCGATGACCACCGAAGGCAGATGCTCGTTGCGCAGCGCGCCGCGCTGGATGGAGGCCTCGCCGACATTGTTCAGCGCGTTCCTGACGACAGCCAGGCGGGCGGTGTTGAGGCTGGCAGAGGACACTACCTCGCCTTCCTCCCACGGTGCGATGGTCAGCGTCGGCGAGGCCGTGCCCGAGAACTTCGACCACCCCTTGATGCGCAGCACGAACAGCCGGCGGTTGAACGCCTGCATGGACGAGCCTGAGCCCGAGTTGTCCGCCTTGCCGTCCACCCGAGAGGGCCGGCGACACACGACCTCGACCGTGTGCGAGCCCTCCACCACGGGCACGCTGCGCGTGATGCGCGCGGGCTGCAGGTGGTTGGCAAGGCCGATGCCATCGTGCTGCCACATCTTGTGTCGGAAGTCGAAGTCGGAGGTGGCGCTGACGGCCTTGCACCCACGATACAGCTGCTGCGGCGGAGGCTCGGGGAACATCGCCATGCCGGTGATGGTGTCTTCATAGACGGTGCCATCCACGCGCAGTGCGTACTGCAACCGGTACTCGTCTTCCGAGGCATCTGACGGCGTCGAGTACAGGGCGCCCTTCCATCCGGCGCTCTGCACCATGGCAAACACCATGAGGATGTCCTCGCCCGTCGAGATGGTTCTTGCCAGCGCCTCGCCCGAGTTGTCATCGAGCAGCGTCTGCCACTCCCCACTGTCTGCGATGGTGGCCGAACGCGACACGCCGGCCACGCCCGGCGTAGCGTACGGCAGGCCCACGGTCAGGTTCATGCTCTGCGAGAACTTCTTCTCGTACCCGATGTAGTACGCGCTGGTCTCCAGCGACGCGTACGGGAACAGCTTGCCCCCGCCCGCAGGCTCGGCCGCGGACAGGTCGTGCTCGTTCAGCCCGGTCGCCACCTTCTCCACGAGCGGAATGAGTGCGTCGTCCATGTCCGCCTTGTGGGGGACTTCGTTGACGCGGAACACCTTGTGGGGGAACATGTGCGGCATGGAGCTACCCTAACCCCGCGCCGTAGCGGCGCCGCTGCCGTCCACCACGCTGCCCTCAAAGGCGAACGCGGCCATGTGCGGGAACACGTTGCTGGACTCCGCTCCGATCAGGTCAAACGCAAACGAGTCCACGCCCGTGAGCTTGATGTCAAACCGGCGCCAGAAGAGCCGCGGGGTGCGCACAGTGCCTGTGCCCACGACCAGCGTGCTGTACGCGTTCGTGGGCGCATCCGCCGCGGCCAGCGTCAGCGCGTTCGCGGCACTGGAGATGATGGCAGGAACGTCCCGGCGCCCGTTCTTGTAGACCTTCCACGACAGCTGCGCGGTGCAGCTCTCGATGAAGCCGACGTAGATGGCCGTGACGTTGAACCGGTCACGCCCCGTGGCGTCCATGCGCAGCCACTGCGACTTGAAGATGTACTCCTTCGGCGTGGGCGTAAAGGAGCGCACCTCGCGGTCGAGCGCGAAGACGTTGTTCACCGCGGCCATCTGCCCGCAGGTCATCAGCAGCGAGCGGTCGTCCTTCGTCAGCGTGATGCCGTTGATGCGCATGTTGTACTCGCGCCGACGCCAGCCCTGCCCGGTATACGCCAGCACGAGGTCGTTGCCCAGGGAGCCCCCAGACGGAACCGCGCACAGGTACTTGTCGCTGTCCGGCGACCACTCCGCGACCGCGAGCGGGAGGCGGACATGGTTCAGACCGTCCATCGTGGGCTTGATGGGCTCCGAGATGGACTCGATGTGCTCGTCGTGCATGCCGTAGAAGTTGTCGCGGCCGAGCCAGATGAGCATTTCAAACGAGGTGGCCCGGATGCTGGACGGCGCCACGCACCCGATGTTGGAGGTGATGGGCATGGCCCGCAGGGGGTTCGTGCCGTCGTCCTCGATTTCGAACACGGTGGTGCGGGTGAACGCCAGCAGCTTGCCCTGGAAGTTCGCCAGCCCCGTGACCTCGGCGCCGTTCGGGTCGGGGTAAATCCACCGGTCGTGGCGGAACGTGCCCGGGAACCCCGGGTCGGAGATGCGCACGAGGCCGGGGTTGACCGTCGTGTTGGCGATGGCAAGGCCGCCGGCGTACGCGCAGGACACCCGGAACGTCGGCACGGCGACGATGTCCGGCGCGGGCGAGCCCAGCTCCGAGTCGGCGTGGTTGTCCGGGTACACCGTGGTGCTGTTGTCCGGGATGCGGACAAGGAACCGCGGCGTGTTGTCGTTGTAGTTCGTGTCCGCCGTGCGGTACAGGATGCGCGCCACCGTGCCCTCGGGTCCGGTGGGGATGTTCGTCCAGAGGAACTGCTTCGTCAGGTCATCGACCTGCACGGCGAACGGGCCCAGCGACGCGGCCGGGTTGTTCCATGCGAGGAAGTCCTTGTTGAACAGGTTCGTGGCATCCTCCGTCCGCACCGTCACCGCGTTCGACGGCGGAGACAGCGGGGACAGGTTGCCGAACGCGTCCTCGAACTGGACGTAGCAGGTCCACGAGCCCGCGCGCATGCAGCCAATCTGCCCGGACAGCAGGTCACCTGGCGTGCCGATGCGCCCGGGGTGCGAGTACCCCAAGCTGTTGCGGTACACCGTAGGGTTCAGCTCGGAGTTCGTGTTCGTGGTCGAGGTGTTGACCACGGCCGGGCCCGCCCCATGCACTGCGCCGGGGGCCTTGCTGTAGCCCAGCGGGAGGAGCATGTACCCGTCGTAGATGAGCGGCGAGTCGATGCCGTTCGTCCACACGATCTTGCCGCCGACCTCGGCGAACTGGTCGGGAAACCGGGGCATGGCATCGTCGGACAGGCCGCTCTTGAGAACGCCCCACCCGCGAGTCCAGCCCCGCTGCTCGCACAGCTTGTCGCCGGTGCGGAGCAGGAGGACGTCGCGCATCCCCGAATCCAGCGACCCGTGGTAGATGCCGTGCATGTTGCCGTACTGCGAGGGCCAGTTGACGCCGTCGTACCGAGGCACGTACGGCGCGGGGCCGCGGAGGGCGCGCATGGTGCCGTCCGGGTAGTTCTGCAGGTTGACGATCTCAAGCGCCACGCTGTCCGCCGAGTACAGCTTTCCTGACTCGATGACTGGAAGCGGGAACTTGAACGTCTGGTGCTGCACTTACCCCACCTTGGCCTTGGCAAAGCGCGGAAGGATGCCCGGCGTGGACAGGACGTCGGCCTTCTCGGGCGCCGGGTGCCACTCGCTGGCATCGCGCCACGAGCTGCCGCTGTTGATGCCGAACGGCTGACGGAAGCCGCTGTCGATGTTCGCCTTCCAGCCCGTCATGGTGCCGTCACGGTCGATGTGCATGTCCAGCCCGACGCAGGTGCCGATGACCACATGCGTGCCCCCCTGATGCAGCTGAACGAACGTCTGCCCGTGGTAGGGCATGTCGTACTTCTTGTAGACGGACGGGTCCACCTTGGCGGCCTCGGCGATGGGGTCGAAGTGCAGGGGGTGCTTGGAGTTCATGTTGTGTTCCTTCATCGTGAGCGGAAGTAGTTCCCCCGGGAGGATTCCCAGGGCATGTCGGACTGATAGTTGCGAACACCCCAGCGCCCTGCAGGCAGGACCTTGGCGGTGTTGCCCCACTTGCGGAGGAGCTTCGGCAGCTCCCCCTCGATGCGACGGTTCGGGTTGCCGGTGTACTGCTCCAGGTACTCCGCGGCGGCGTCGGTCTGCTTGTCGAGCTGCGCGACGTAGTACAGCGCCAAGAGGTTCAGCGCCTCCTGCGAGTCGGGCTGCACCTTCGGGGCGTCGTAGTCGTTCGACAGCTCCGTGGGCCGGCGGCGCACGCGGAAGTCGATGACGTACTGCTTGTCCTGATGCGGCACGAGCGAGTGAGCGAAGTACCCCGTGACCTCGGGCAGCCGGCGGAACGGGTTCGGCAGCACGCTGCCGTCCCAGTCGTAGTGGTCGGTGGTGCCATCCACTTCGGCGAGGAACACGAACGAGGTGCGCGCCTCCACGTTGTCCTCAAACGCACCCGCCGTGGACGTCGCATCGCGCGCCACGTAGATGCGCTTCCGCAGGCCCGAGTGCCCGTAGCGGAAGATGCCCGCCGTCGCCGGGGGGTCGAAGTTGATCATGTAGTCGATGTTCGTCAGGCCAGCGACGCGGAGGATGGTCGCCGGCGCCGACGTCACGGCCACCGAGGCGCTTGCGGGCGAGGGGCTCGACTCCCACATGGGGTCATACTGCCCGAACTCGTCCTTGAACTCCGCGTCGCGCTTGCCCCACACGTACGTGTAGCAGAACCGGAAGGTGCCGAGCGGCTCCTTTCCAAGCCAGATGGTCTGGTCGGGCTGGAGCACCGTGGGCTGCGTGGCGGGGCCCTGCAGCTGGTAGTGCCGGCCGCGGGTCATCTTCTCCGGACGGCCCTTGTTGCGGCCCTGGAAGTCCTGCTCCTCGCGCTCCACGACGCCGCGCTCCGCGACCTCCATGAACCGCGAACCGGACGAGTCCCACACCGTGCCGTCGAGCACCTCGGTGACGTCGTCACGGAAGAAGAACTCGGGCTGATGCAGGCGGAACGACATGTTCGTCGCCGAGGCCGCAGGCCACGGACGGTCAACGGACACGCAGAACTCGCCCTGATACGAGAAGAACTCTCGGCACTGCCGGCGATGCCAGACACCGTCCGCGGTCTGCACCTCAAGGTGCATGATGCCATCCCACGCCCCGGTGATGTCGGGGTCGGAGTAGCCAACCACGCTCGCCCCGAAAGACAGCACGTACGGGTCGGTGGTGCCCTTGAGGCCGCGACCCAGCGTCACCTGCGTCTGGTCGGGCAGCACCACCACATGTTCGACGTCCGGCGTGAACGCCGCGGGGCAGTCCCCGGCGAGCTTGCGGATGGCATCGTTCAGCGCTCCATTGATTTCCGCAAGAGCCACGGCATCGACGTCCGCACGCCAGGCTCGGCGGGCCAGAACTTTCTCGCGCCAGTCTTTGCGAACCACGAGGCCTCCAAAAACAAGGGACCCCCGAAGCGTAGCACTTCGGGGGTCTTTGCGCTACCGACTACGGGAAGCTGACATGGCCGCGGAACGTGGTGCCCGCGACGCCGTCGTCTTCCAGCGCCACGCCGAAGGCGGCGGCAACCTCATCCGCGTTGGTCAGCGTGGCGTTCGCCGCGCGGCCCGACGTCGCCGTCGAGCACACGGTGGAGCCGGCGGTGACGCTGCCGTCCGCGAGGATGTAGCCGATGCCTTCCTTGAGGATGAAGCCGAACGAGCCGGCGGCGATGGCGTTCTGCGCCACGCCGAGCAGCGAGAAGCGGGACTTCTTGGCGGTCACGCAGACGATGCCACCCATGTCGTCGATGGTCGCCGCAGCGCGCTGCACGATGGTGCCCACCGCGAACGCCGTAGACGCCTCGGTGTTCTTGATGTAGCGCCACACGCGGGTGCCGTAGGTCTTGTCGTTGGTGACGACGAGCTCGCCGGGCTTGTAGGACTGGGTGGTCTGGGTCTCGGTGACGGGACCCGAAAGAAGCTGAGAGTACATGTGAACCTCGGATGTGTGTGAAGGTGGAGTAGACGGGGCGACCTATCAGGTCGCGCCACCCGAGATGCAGCCGTGGGCGGGGAACTTGGAGAAGATCATCGCCTCGTGCTCGGCGTACTTCGCGGTGACGCCGTCCTGGTCGTTGCTGGCGTCGCGGAACGGGGTGACGTTCGGCTTCTCCAGCTGGATGATCTCGATGTGGTCGGTGTTGAGGAAGTACCCGACGCCGTCCATCGCCACGCCGGTGAAGTCGTTGGCGAGGTCGATGAGCTGGGAGGGGTACACGCCCGCGAGACCGAAGACGTCGGTGATGAGGTTCGCCTTGTCGATGTTGTCCGAGACCTTCATCGTGCGCACGACGTCGGCCTTGCTGCTCTGGTAGTTGCCGTAGGTGTCGTCATCGAGGATGACGATGTCCGGGCCGCCGTTCGGCTTGCCGGAGAACTGCGCGCAGGCGCGATACACCTTGCGGAAAGCCGTGATGCCGTCCGTGGCCCAGGTGCCGATGTCGGCGTACTGGTTGTAGTGGTAGTCCGCGGTGGACTTGGCGTAGTTCTCAACGAGGTCGGTCTGCGAGGCCGGAGCCGCGAAGTCGAGGAAGCCGTTCTCCACGCCGGTGCCGACGCCAGACGAGAACTGGCCGTTCAGCGTGGCGTAGCCGTACAGCTCGGCAGCGTCCATGACGAGGCCGGTGGACTTGCCGGTGAGCAGGTACTTCTCGCGGTCGAGGCCGATACCCTCGATGACGACCTTGGGGTACTCGGCGATGAGGCTCAGGGCGGCGGCCTTGCCGGTGTTCTGCTTCAGCTCCTTGTTGGGGATGTTGATGCTGACCACGATGCGGTGGAAATCCACGCGCAGACGCTTGAGCTTCTTGTAGCGGGTGCGGTCGAGGACTTCGTCGCCGTTGTAGATACCGACGCCGCGGGCGGGCGCACCGGTCATCAGGGGACGCTCGACGTACTTGCCGCCCTCGGAGGAGACCTTGCCCTTCTTCATGAGCATGGCGCGGAGGGGGACGTTCTGCTGCCAGCCCATGACGAGGGGGCCGCGGAAGTCTTCGAAGGTCGAGTTGAGGAGTTCGGTAGAGATTGCCATTGTGTCCATCCAGGGAGAAAAGAGGGTCGCCGTCGTCCGCCTTTCCATCAACCTTCAGCGAGCCTACCGGCCTGTGCTGACGCATCTGGGAGCTTGCGCTTTTCTGTACTGCGGGCAGGTCTCGCGTGTCAAGACCTGCCCGTCGTTTTTATTCGTCGCCGGCTGCCAGCAGTTCCGCACGCTTGCGGCGCATGACCTCTTCGAACGACTCACCCACTTCGCGCACCGTCTTGTCGGCGCGAGGCCCGGCGCCATCGGACGCCAGCGCCACCGACTTCGGCACGGGCTCTGGCTGGCGCGCCGGCGTAGGCGCGGGGGCACGCAGCGCCATCTCGGCCCGCACGACCTTCGCGGCGCGCTCCTCGTTCCACCCGGCCTGCAGGAGGCGGGCGAACTCGACGTAGGCGCCCGTGGGGTTCGGCGGCTCGCCGCTCTCCGGCTTCCAGTTCGGGTCTTCTTGGAAGTCATCGAAGATGTCTTGGTACTTCGACCGGTGGCGCTCCTGCACGCGCTCCAGCTCGATGTCCGCGTACTTCGACTCGTAGTCGGCGATGCGCTTGTCGCGCTCGCTCAGGGCCTGCTCCAGCGTGTTGAGTCGCTCGGTCAGGGGCTTGAGCGCGTCGTCTTCCGACAGCAGCTTGTTGAAGAACTCCTGATCTTTCTGCACGTTGTCGAGCGCGGCCTGCAGCTCCGCGGCCCGGTCACGCTCCGCCTGGAGCGCAGCCGCGGCCTCGGAGCGTGCGCGGTCGGCACCCCGATGGAAGTTGGTGTACTTCGTCTGGATGCCGCGCTCGACGGTCGCGCGCACGGTCTCCGGCAGCTCGTTCCACCACGACTCTTTGAGCAGCGACTCGCGCTCGCCGTTCCACTCCGAAACCGCCCCCCCTGTGTCGGCAGGTGGGTCGGAAGAAGGAACAGAATCACCGACCTCCGCTGTGGCAGGAGGGGCGGCGAGGTCGGATTCCTCGGGCGGGGGAGTCATCGAGTCGAGAGCCATGGTGTGTTCCTTCTGGGCTGACGGGGTGGGCTAGTAGTCTTCCGGCATCTCGGAGGCCTTGGCCTCCTTCATGCGGGAGCGCATCATCTCGTCGGGGTTCTGGTACTCCGACAGCTCCGAGTCCGTGCGCTTCTCCATCTCCGCGATGATGTCGCCGATGAGGGACGGGTCTTCGGCGATCATCTTCGCCAACTCTTCGGGAGTCTTGGCCTTGGTGCGCTCGTCGTACTGCGCGTACTGCAGGAAGTCGCGGGCAGAGATGTCCGCACCCTCCGACTTCAGCGCGTCCTCGACGGGCTTCAGCTTGCCCGAGGACTCCGCGGAGTCGAGCAGCTGCTCGATGGGGTTGGCGGCGCCGGGGGGCGGCGTCATCTCGTCCTTGCTCTCGGGCTTGCCAGCGATGACCGCCACAACGGCGGCGGGCTTCTTGCCCATGTTGTCCATGTTGTCCATCACGTTGATTTCCTTTTGGCCTTCTTGCCATTGAGGGGGTTGATGCCGTGGGCCTGCACAGTGGCCTTGATTTCCTTCTGCACATCCGCCGTGATGCCCTGCTTCTTGCGGCGAACCGCAGCACGGTGGCGAACCTCGTCGGCGTGCGTCGAGATTTCCGACTTCGTCTGGCGATGCGCGACGATGTCCTCGACCTTGCAGCCCTGCTTCTCGGCAACGCGTGCGCGGTGGACGTTCCAGTCGTCCTCGTTGCTGATCCAGCCCGAGGCCTCATCGAACACGGGGCGGAACACCTTGAGGCCGGGGCCCTTGCCGCCCGCCCACGAGATGGTGCGCTCGGACTGACAGACCACGCACGGAGGCAGCGGATCGTTCATGCCGAGCAGGATGTCATCCTCGGTTTCGTCGCATTTCTTGCAGTACAGGTCGAGCGTGCGAGCCATCAGACAGGGCCTCCTACGGGCGGGCCGGGCGGGGCGATGACAGGGGAGTTCATGGCAGCGCTGCCGGCCTGAGCGTCGGCGATGGACTGCATGGTGGGGGTCATGGCGGCAGCAGAGGCCGGAACCTGCTCTGCGGCGGCCGCCATGGCCTCGGGAGGCGCGGGGGTAGGGGCACCCGGGGGCATGCCCGCCGGAAGGCCCGGCATGCCCGGGGGAGCGGGCGGGGGCTCGGGCAGAAGGATGTCGTGCTTGCGCAGGGCGGGGTTGTCGTAGACCTCGATCAGCACCTTCGTCAGCGCGCGGAGGTCGACGTTCGGGTTCTGGCTCAGAGCGCCGTACAGTTCCTTGAACTGCTCCTGCACGACGGCGCGGTTGCTCTCCAGCGGCGAGTACGGCACCACCTTGAACGCCAGTTCGATGCCCGTAACGGTGTCCGGCGCGATGGTGTGCCAGCCTTCGTGGCCGGTGAGCTCGACAATGGCGTCTTTCGCCTTGAACTTCTGCATGAGGAACAGCATCTTGTCGGCAACGCTGGCCGTGACCTCGTCAATCCGCCGCTGCCGCGACGCCAGACGGTTGCGGATGCTGCCTTCGATGAGCGCCAGCTCCGTGGCCGTGCGCGCCCCCGTGACCTGCCCACGCTGGGCGTCGGCAAGGGCGGAAACCTTGGAGATGTTGTTGACCGTGTACTCCAGCAGGTTGAATGCGTCCGCTGGGACGTTCGGCATGGGGAAGTTGCCGAGGTTTTCGCCGAGGCTCTTGCCGTTTCGGCTGGCCAGCGGGCTCCAGGTGCCCAGACCGGCTTGAATCGCGTTCTGCATCTGCTCGGAATCGACGCCGCCGGGGTCGAACACGCCCTTCGGCACCGAAGACCGCACGATGTTGAGCCAGAACGTCAGCAGGTTGTTGACTTCCTCCTGATTCGGGCTGATGAGCGCGATTTCCGACAGGCCGCGGCAGTCCTCGCCGTTGTTGTTCAGCACGAGGAGGTCGTACGGGCAGTACAACAGCTTGTCTTCCATGAGGGGCTCCTCATGGCCGGCCAGAAGGTGCACCACACGGTCACTTTCAAGGTCGTAAATCTCGTACACGAGGTACCAGCGCTGGTAACTCTTGAGTTCGTCGCGGTTGACCGTCGAGTTCGTGATGGGCAGCATCCACTTCGGGTACACATCGGGCTGCGCGAGGCGATTTTCCTCGCCCGAGTACATGCCGGACTCAAAACGCTTGCGGTATTCGTCCTCGGAGAGCAGCGTGGCCTCGCCCCAGTAGCGAATGTCCTCCACCCGGCGGGCCGTGAGGTCGAAAAACACGCTCCGGACGTCGCAGGTGCGCACCACGGGCAAGTCTTTCTTCTCCGACCAGGTCGTTTTCACGATGCCGCGGCCATACAGCACCCCGTCGAAGACGAACAGGTTCATCTCCTTGCGGTACTTGCTGGTATCGAGGGCCAGATTGACGAACGCCTCGCCCGCCCGGACGGCATCTTCGTTCGCCGGCGACCGTGCGATGGCCGTGATGGCCGGATTCGGGGGGATGAGGCTGGAGAGCGCGGTCTCCACGATGGCGAAGACGAGGTTCACACTCGTCGTGAGCAGGTCAGACTCGCTCTGACCGGTCTCCGCCGTGTAGAACTTGCCCTGGTAGTACCGGAGCAGCTTGTCGAAGATGAGCTTGTCCCCTACCTCAAAGAGGCGGACATGCTTCTCGATGGTCTTGAGGTACTCGGTTTTGCGCATGAGGTTCAGCCTGTGGGGATGCCTAACACCTTGCGGTGCTTCTTGGCGGCAAACATCCTATCGAACTCACGAACTGTCAAGCCCTTCGTGTGCAGAACCGGCTTCGGACGTACCGTATTGCCTCTGCGACGAAAGATGTACGCCGCAATGCGGCAGGTGACGGCACGGTCGAAGTGGTGCGTGCCCTCGGCGCTCTTCGCGCGGCGCTTCCGCCCCGTGCCGTCCCACGACATCAGCTGGTGCAGGGTGGACTGCGTCCGGATGGTGATGTCCTGATGGCGCAGGAGGTCCACGAGGTCGGTCAGCGCGTCCGCGTTCGTCTGCGTCGAGGCCGGGAAGCCCGGCTGGTTCTCGGAGTGGTTGTACAGGTTCGGGCACCCGTAGGCCCGCAGGGCGCTCAGGCACTCGCCCTTGTTGCTCTCGACGGCGACCTGCGTCCGCTTCACGCCGAACATCTTCTGCAGGCGCATGAGCCGCTGCGCCAGCTGCCCGGGGTCTTCTCGGCCTGACCACGTAGCCACCTCTCGGCGGTCCCAGACGTTCCAGACCGTCAGGGCACTGGGGTCGCCGGTCTCGCCCCACCCGGCCGGGTCGCAGGTGATGAGGTACGGGCAGTCGCTGTCCTCCTCCGGGTTCTCGTAGATGTGCTCGATGTGGTCTTTGATGGGCTTCGCGGACTCCATGAGCCACTGCAGGGCCTGCATCGGGATGGCCGGGTTGGTGCTGCTGATCCAGCCGTCGTACGGTCCCTTCGGGTACTTGTGGTCGAAGAGGTGGATGTCGCCGTGGAACTCGGTGTCCAGGGCGTCCCGGCGGAACTGCAGGTGCGCCTTCGTGATGCCCGGCATGGTCTCGATGAGCCGCAGCTCCTCGTTCGTCGGCGTGAGGTCGAGGCAGCTCTTCGGCGTGCCAAACTCGTCAATCGGCACGATGGACGGGTCGAGCCACCACTTGAGGAAGATGGGGTGGAAGCGGCCCTTGCCCTCTAAGGCCTTGAGCCACATCGTGTGCGGCACGGACTGAAACGTCCCGGGTGTGTGCTCAAACGCCACGCGCGCGTTCGGCCGCTTGTTGACCGTTGGGAAGAAGTGGACGTTGAAGTTGTCGTGGTCGGGGACGTCCGGGTACTCGGTCACGACGATACGGTCGGGCGAGTTGCCGATGGCCGGCGCCTTGCCGCCACCGGAGATGACCCGGATGGCACCGTTGTGGGCGAACCGCATCATGCGGTTTGAGGCACCCGTGCCGTCGAAGAGCGGAATCTTGGTCTCCGGCGGCTGATTCATGTACGCGTAGCTCGCACGGTTCCAGACCGTTTCCGCCGTGTCGTACCGCTCGGCGATGAACACGCCCTGGATGCCCGGGGTGTACTCCACATGTCCGAGCAGCGAGAGCGCCAGGGCGGTCGAAATCTTCGCCTGCCGGTACTTCACCACCATCACCCACCGGTGCTCTGCCCACGCGTCCAGCACCTCGCGCTGCTGGCGCTCCAAGGTCAGCAGGCCTACCGACTCGTCCTCGCGCACGATGCGGGAGGACTCCACGAAGCGGTGCGTCCGGCCCGCGGCCAGCTCCTTCTGGATGCTGTCGATGGCCGCGACGTTCAAGGTCGCTTGCTGTGCCATGGGTCAGAGCGGCTGCGCGAGAATCTGGAAGCCCGTGGCCTCGGGGTACATGGCTTCGAACTGGCGGGTGTCCGCGAAGACCGACGCCATGTCCGCGGGGATGTGTTCCGGGCAGGTGTAGAAGTTGTCGAACGTGAACGTCCCCTCGTCCGGCAGCGCCACGATGAGCAGCCGGTGCGTCGCCGGCGTGAAGCAGAACGACTTGCAGCAGCGCCTCGACGGGGGAGCGTCCTCGGGTGGCAGGGCCGCGGTCGTCGTCGGACTCGGCGGCAGGAGGAGTTCGGGGCGGATGCGGGTCATGGGAGTTCCTCGGACTCAGGCGTAACGTCGATGATGTCGCGTGTCTCGATGCCCAAGAGCTTGTTGACCGCGGCAATCTGCTCGGGCGTGCCTCCGGACAGGGGCGTGACTTCGACCTGCTGCTTCGATGACCACCGGGCCGCCGTGCGTCCGAAGACGTTGAGCACGAACTCGGAGGACGCGCGAGCCTCCTTGGAGGCCTCCACGCGCGCACGCTGCACCTGACCGACCGCCTGGGGTGTGAGCATCAGGTCATCGGGCAGGGGCGCCATGGCTTCGTCGTGGAAGTACTGCGCTCGCTGGATGGCGTGCTTCGTCAGCTCCTTGACGATGACGTCCATCGCCGCGTCGTCGTTGGTGTGCAGGCGGGCTTCGTCTTTCAGCTTGCGGATGGTGTTCGCCGCCACGCCCTCGCTGACCGAGAACTTCTGCATCAGCCGCTCTTTGGTCTCGCGTGCGGTGTGCCCTTTGAGGAACATGGCGGCAGCGAAGCGCGCTCGGCGTGCGGCGTCGGTGTCGATGGTCGTGTTGATGTCCGGCATGAACTTGCCTTTCTCGGCAAATGCCGTCAGCTGGGCGTCCAGAAGCGGGGGCGTCCACGGCTCGGAAACGCCCTGCGCCAGCGGCGTGAGGGTCTCTTTGAGGGGTCGGGGCATGACGCCAAGGTACCTCGGCCCGAGGGGCACGGTCAAGGCGTGCGCAACTCCGAGGCTCGAAACAAAGTGTATGTATCTATGTATATCACTACACGCGGGGGTATGTATTTGTAGTGATATGATATACACAGATACATACACTTTGTTTCGAGCCCTGAGTGTTGCGCGAGAAAAGCTCGATTTTGTAACTCTAATGAATCGGGCGTTTCGGCGGCAAATGCAGGTGCGACCGGCGCAAAGCGCGAAATGGGCGTGTTGTCGGCCAGGTTGGCAGGCGGCCCGCGAGGCCTGCTCGGAGGCTGGCGAGGGTCGGCGAGGGGCTGTCAATGGGCTGAAATATGCTATTTCTGCCCCGGAATATAGAAAACTTTCCATATTTGCTACCGAAAATATAGAAAAGAACCCATATTTTGCTACCGAAAATATAGAAAAGAACCCATATTTTGCTACCGAGATTTATGGAGGGGCATAGTTATAGGGTACAGCCCCTGGGTGGGGAGGGGGTCGAACGCTTGACGGCCGACCGGCTGGTGGCGAGCCCTAGGGGGGCCCCTACCCGGTGGCGTGAACAGGATGGCCCCTTTCCGGCGGCGGGCGGCTACCCGTTCCGGCGGGCGACGGCCGCGACGCGGTGCATGGGGTCGTCGGCGGGTAGCAGAGCGAGCAACGGGGCCGCGGCGTCGGCGCGATAGGCCCCCTTGCGGGCGTGGCGAGTGCGAGCGTTGGGGAGCGCGGCGCACAGCGCGGGCGACGCGGGTCGGCCGACAAGCCAATAGAACAGGTCGCTGTACAGGTCGTCGGCGCGGGGGAAGGTATCGGGCATCGGTCGGTTCCTTTCGGGGTTGGCGTGGCGCTGTATTGCGCTCACCCTTCTAGTGTAGTGCGCTGTAGTCACTACGTCAAGGCCGGAAAGCGCGATAGCCGCGAATATGTTTGGGTAGTGGGATTATGTAGGTTTGAGGCCTGGAATCCAGTAATCCGCGAATAACCGAGGTTCTAAGCCAACTCCTTTCCTAAAGGCTTGGGGGTACCTACCCTACAGGGTCGGCGTTAGGCGCGCTCATATTGCGTCCTAGAGGCCTTTTCGTGGGTGTCTGGAATATGCGGCCTCAAACGCTCCTAATCTGGTAGCCTTGCGAACAGGGGGCCCCTACCCTGCAATAGCGTAGGATCAAGGCGCGCTAATCGTATCGTGGTGCAGGTGCGCTAATCTATCCGGAATCTTGCAGAAAGTTACGCGCCACCCCTTGACGTAGGGAACGGCGCGCACTACATAGGAAGGGCGAGCGCAATGCAGCGCCGCGCCAACCCCGAACCCGGAGCTACCACCATGGCACGTGACATCTACCCCCCAGATACTGAAACCATGATCGAAATCGTGTGCGCGCTCACCCGCGCGGGCTTCGCATTCGAAGTTACCGAATACGGTCACAACGGGTGGCGCGTTCGCATGCTTGGCGGTTTCTAGTGTCCGCGCCGCGTCCGCTTGTCGCTTTCCGGGTGGAGTATGGCCCGCTGTATTTCATTCTACCCCCCGGCCGCGTGGTAGGCCGCGCCGACAACGATACCGAATGGCCCACCGTGGCCGCGGCGCTTGCCGACCTGCGCGATCAGCTCGCATTGGAGACCATCGAATACCTAGAATATTATCTCGCCGATACCGCTTGACGTAGTGCCTACAGCGCACTACACTACAAATACCCTCACCGATTGGAGACAACGACCGTGCGCCCTATCCCTCCCCCGTCCCGCCTGATATCCATGTCTAACCCAAAGCTTCTGAAGAGCCGCGACGTATCCGTATACAGCGGCGTGGTTCACCTGTTGCCGGCGCGTGAGTATGACCGCTTGCGCGTCGCACACGGGCTCGCCCCGCTGCACGTGAATGCGTGTCCGTTCGCTGGTACGTGCCGCCGTTCGTGCCTGAACACCGCAGGCCGCGGCGGCCTTGCCATGAACAGCTACAACGGAACCCCGTTCCAGAACAACGTGGAAGACGGCCGCTTTCGTCGGTCGCATCTGTTCTACACCGACCGCGCGCGGTTCGTAGCCATCATGTGCCGCGATATGCGCCGCCTAGCCGCCAACGCGGCTAGCGTCGGAATGCGCCCTGCACTGCGCATGAATGGCACATCGGACATCGACTGGGTAGCAGACTACCCCGAAGTCGTTGGGTACGCCGTCGCACTGGGTATCACGTTGTACGACTACACGAAGCGCCCCGCCACCCTCGGCGGTCCTGTGCATCTCACGTACAGCGTTGACGTCAGCCCCGCCCGGGTTCGTCACGCGCTGGCCTACATGCGCGCCGGTGGTAACGCTGCGGTGGTCTTCAACGTCAAGCGGGGCGAGCCGCTCCCCGCTACGTGGCACGGCTTCCCGGTGTTTGACGCTGACGTCACCGATGCGCGGTTCCTTGACCCCGCCGGTCACGTTGCCGGGTTGCGCGCAAAGGGTCGCGCCAAGTCCGACCGCGGCGGGTTCGTTTACCCGAACGTCGCGACGTAGCGCCCCGGCCCCGGCGGGTAGCTCGCCCCTACCCGCCCCGCGCGTAGCACGTATCGGCCTGGTCGATACGTGCTACCCGCGGCACCCCGCCCGGATTCAACCCCGCCACCTGGAGTCTACCATGTCCGCTATCCTTTCTTTCCTCTCTCACCCGCCCGCCGTTGACTGGAGCCCCGGCGCGGGCGCTATCTGGTTGGCCGCCTACGTGGGTATCCTCGCCGTGGGCGGCGTCGCGCTCACCGTGGCTGGCCTGCGCGCCGCGCCGGTGTCGCAGTGAGCGCCCGCCTTATCGCCCGGGGCGCGCCCCGCCGCGTCTACAAGGTTCCTACCCGTCGCACCGTGGCGGAGTCCGCCCCGCCCGGGTGTCCGTACCCGGTCGCGTTCGAAAGCTACAGTCTGCCGGATCACCGGGCGCCGTACTTCATCGCTGATACATTCCTCGCCGATTGGGCGGCGGATATGACCTTCCTCGCCCGCCTTCCCTACCGCGACGGCGCCGGCCGGCGGGTCTGGAACGCGGCCCGGTTCACCTTGCGGCCCTACTCGGTGCTGTTTGACCCCGAATCGGGGGCGCACGTTCACGCGTGGCACGTTGTGGCCGTCACCGTGCCGCCGGGGTGGGAGCTGGACACCCGCGCCGCCTACGACTGCATGGAAGGCGCGTTGGAAACCGTCGCCCCGGAATGCTGGCTCTAACCGCTTGACGTAGCGCGGACTGCGCTATACCTATTCGACGCCGCCGCGGGTAGGCTCGCCCCTACCCGCCCACGCGTAGCACGCACCGGACCCGCCCCCAAAGGTCCAGGCCGGTACGTGCTACCCGTGGCATCCCGCCGCGGTTAGCAGTAACTCTAACGCCCTAGGTATCCATGTCTCCTATCCCCGTCCCGCCCCTTGCCGTGCTGTACGCGGCCCTGATCGCCCACCCCGACGTCGAAGCCGTCGACGTACACGCCCGCGGCGCCGCCCGCACGTTCACCGCGCGCAGCGTGCGCGTGGTGGTCACCCGCCTGTCCGGCGGCGGCCGCGTGGCCGGTGACGGCGCCACGTTGTCCGAGGCGCTGGCCGAAGCGCTG